AAAGACTCATTCCGTAAATCCATTGACCCCAACAGAAGCGTTGAAATACACGAACGCTTCGACAAAATATTCCAAGACACTTTGGACAAGGCCACAGACTTTAGCCTACGTAACCCTGAACGCGAAATTATAGGTGAGGAAATTACCAAGGCTCTAAACGATGAGTTAAAGCGGGTAGTTGAAACTGAAATGGGCAGCGGTATTAAGATGACTAAAGAAAACGCTAGGTTACTTTCACCTTCAATAGAAAAAGCAGAAAAAGCTTTGGCCCCCAAAAAATAAAAAACCCCCGGTGATTAGCCGGGGGCAAAGGTCTTAGCAGACCAAGGAGAAACAACACAACACGTTGGCAGTTTAGCTCAAACTCGCCAGACTCGCAAGCCTTTGATGCCATCCACAATCTCTACTTTAGACACGGTGGTTACCTTTAGACGTTTTGTAACCGCAGCTACCTCTGCCCGTGCAGCCTTGTGGTCAATGCAGGGTACAAAAAACGAATGGCCCTTACGGAATTTAGACCAGTCAATCCTGTACGTCACCGTCTCGATTTTCATTGGTGCCCAATATAGCTTCTACTTGCAGGAACTCGTTATTGGATGCGTCAAACTTCAGCACACGAACAGCGGGCGATACAACCTTCATACCCTTGGACATGCGCTTGTTGGTAGCCTCAACAAAAACCTGCAAGTCAGTGAGCTTCTTGAGCAATTCCTTGTAACCAATCTGCTGCTTAACGCAGAAGTCTTTGAACTGCTTGGCGGCTATGTACAGATGCTTGGTATCTGGCTCGTAGCGTATCAGTAGCTCGTAGCGCGGTTCCATTGCGGGCATAGATACCAATTGACTACGGGCATCCACTTCACCGTTAACCACCAGCGTGTTAAAGATGTGGGAGTTAATGAACTCACCTAGCGCGGATATTGGCGTGGAATTTGGCGGCTTTACATCGTTGCGCATCTCGGACAACATGCCCTTGAGCCAGCTATATACCTTTGCCATATCGTAGTTGTGCAACTCTAGACTCTTGGCGATCAAACCACCGGCAATGTTACATGCGGCTACGGCTGACCAAAACCGCTCACGGGCTGTGAACTGCACTTCCTTGTCAATGCGGGCCTGAATCTTCTTAACTAGGGCTTTGGCTTCCTCAAGATTGTTTACCAACCAACTGATATATATTTCCCCAGCATGCCCGTAGTTCTCATTAAGCTGGTGGTCAAACATCTCTTTGCCATGCGCTACGCCGATTAAGTCGTTGGGCTCTATCTTGTACTCCAGTAACCGCACTGACTCACCGTCCGGGGTATTCTTTGCTGTCCCCAGCTTCTCGTAGAAGCTACAGTTAGCTGAGCACAAGGTCATGTTTCTCCACGACGTATTGTTAATCCGCAAGGCATTGGACTGACTCTTCACTCGGTTCTTGCCACGCCCTTGACTGATGCTGTATGCCATGTCAGAGAACTCTGTCCCTGACATATTGGTGATCTCGTCCATTGTGTTGGGTAGGTTGTTTATAACCCCCAACTGCTGCATCTTGGCATTGAACGTGTCCTTCTCAATTGCCATCAACTCCTTGGGCTGACCGTACACACTGTTGCACATACGCAAGATGGTGGACTTGCCCGAACCTGCCAATTCGTAGATGACGTTAATGATGGCCCCGTCCAATCCTGTGAACTTAAACAGCGGGGAGCCAAACGCAGTCAGTGCGGCAAACGCATGGGCTTCCATGCCCGCCATGCCGTAGAGGTTAAAGACTTCCTTCCACTTGTCTATGTCGCCCTTGGCGTGAATCTTGTCGGCAAAAAATTCTGTGGTTGAAGTCGGCGGGCTATAGAACGTACCATCCTTGGTAATTTCCTTGTCGCCCATGATGAACTTGCTATCGTTCTCTACCCATCCAAATTGTGTTCTCATAATGTCTGCTTTCCTTGTGTACTGTAGATTTTTTATAAATGTCACCACAAACACCGCTAAGTTCTCATACTGCTTGTGATGTGCTACTACCCCTTGCTGGGCCAATAGCTTGCGTAGCTCGTCCTTAGAAGATATAGCTGCTGTAGATACCGCAAACTCCCTAACTCCATCGTGGGGTAGGTGCAGCCTAAACAAAGCAACCTCGCCCATTTCAGGGTCGCGCATCCGCTTGACTACGTAAAGGTCATGCTCATATACAAGTACTGGGTCTGATTCCTCATCATCAGGTCGTCTGTAAACACCACCGTTCTTGCCCCGGAAAAAAGGAAATGGATACTCAGGTATATTTAAGGTTACTGTCTTACCTTCTTCCTCTTCGACAACCACTTCGTTGTCTTCATCGTCGGCTTCTTCTATCTCCACGCCCAGCATGATCGGGGACTTGAGCTTGCCCTTGTGCATACAGCCATCACAGCCACCGGGGTTTTGCTTTTCAAACGTAGTGCAGTGATGCGGCCCACCCTTGTTTAGCAGGTTGTTGACCTTGAACTCAACTTCCTCTGGGTCATAGTCATCGTGCTTCTCAGACATCTTCTTTGCTGCACTGTGTCGGTCTACGCAGAAAGCTGCAATAGATAACGCAGAACGCCAAAGGGGTTCGTCTAACGCGTTTTGGTTCTCAAAACAATAAAGCAGTTGGTTGCAGCCCTCGCCACGCGCTGTCTTCAGCATGATTGTCTTAAACCGCTTGACCTTGTTAGCCATCAATGCTTCCATCATTGGACTGATAGAACTTGGAATAAAATCGGGCTTCTCAGGTTTGGGGTCAGCCGCGCCGAGTAGGTCTTTCATTTGCGCATACGAGATGCGCACGGTATCGGAACTCAAAACCTCTACAGGCATGGATTCTTCGTTCTTGAAGTTGAACGTGCCGGGAATACGGAGAACACGCGATGCTTCAAACACCGACGAGTCAACGATCAAGCCCTGCTCAACGCACAACTGTCGAAGTCGCTCAGATAGAGGTTCCCACTGAGTGCGGGATACCGTCTCTTCAAGCAACCAATATGCATGAATCCCATAACCGGAACTCACTAGTATTGGCTTGGGTAGCTTTACAGCTTTGCAAAACTTCTGGAACTCGGCGAGGCCGGTCTGCTGGTCAATGTAGCCCTTGATTCTGCCCTTTTCGTCGGGTGCAGCCTTTGTAGGGCCACAATCAATATCCATCCACAGTGCGCGAAAGTATGTAGCGTTGTCATGTGTACGGTTGTTAAGGGGGCCAAACTTGGCACACCCAAAGTACGCATCTACTCTACGGCTTACGAACTGCTCGGCTAACTCATCAACTTGTTCCCGCGTATCTACAAAATGCTGGTCAGGGTACCTGCCAATACCTAACACGCAGTACCTCCCCTCTACGGGAAGAACCGCATTCAATAGGTCGAATGTGGACATTGTTAATTGCGTTTCTTGAGGCTGTCTACATAAGCAAGTACCCTGCTCTTGAGGGAGGACGTAGGGGAGTGAGTCCCCAAAAACCAGTTGTAGACCGCCATGCGGCTAACTTCTAGTTCCTTCGCCACCTCAGTAACAGGGATACCATGCTTAATACACAAGCGTCCCAAGGCTACGCCCAAAGACTTAGCGTTTGCCTTTTTATTAGCAGCTACTAAGCTTTGGCTGTAACCATAGCTCATACGTTATTCCTCATCAGACCAAGCTGCAACTACAGAATCCAAGCTCTTCTTGGTTGTAGGTGCGGGCTCAGGGGCTTTCTTAGACTCACGCTTCTTGGGCTCCTCAATAGGGTCATCCTGTGGCGCGGCGGCTTTGGGGGCCTCGGCTTTAGGTGCTTCTAGCTTAGGCGCACGGCCTGATACATCCGCTTGGTACGGAGTCATGGTGACCATCTTCTGTGTCTCAGGCAACACGGCAACTTTGCTAGTTACGTTGTGCTCAGATTTGTTGATAAACCGAACAGGTGTAAACAGAATAGACTGATTGTCATTGTCCTCGTTGAAAGACAACTGTGTAACCACGTAGTCCAAGCTCTTGCCATTGTTTGCAAGGTACTTGGTGTAGCTCTCAAAGGGGTGAGTGTTGTCGCCAACACTGTCACCAAACAAAGACTTGGAAGCCAAGTTCATTTGATAAACCTCGCCCTCAAGAGAAGTACCAAAGTCTTCTTCTAACACCACAGCAATGCGGCGAGAATAGCGGCATGCCTTAGAGTTACCCATGCCCGAACCTTTGATGTTGCGTTCGCACGAGTCACAACGGTCAGCTTGCTTGTTGGTTGAACCAGCATCAGGTGCAGCGCCATCATTGGAGAAGCAGTCGGGTGCAGTCGGCTCGGACTCAGGGCTCCATGCCTTAGCGTAAAAAATGCGCCCAACCTTTGGGGAGGCATTGACAACGATGGTGTTAAGGTCGCCCTTAACTTTACCCATTTCTTCACCACCAACAACCTTACGGAAGATTCCGTTTTTAGGTACGATGCGTTTAACGCCAGTGCGTCCAGCGAGTTGCTTGGTAAGCTCACTAACACCTGCTTGTTGCAGGAAGTCGGGGAGGTCTTGATTCAGCAGAGTGAGATTACTCATTTCAGTTTTCCTTAGAACGTCTAACAACCACGGTATAAGAGTTCTCCACATTGAGACCAATGGGGTAGAACGATGGATTCTCTGCAAGAAAGTCTTTCATGTTTGTCTGATGAAGTCGTTTCTCTAACAGGCCAAACGCACCATGTTCTTTGATAACTTGGTACATCGAATCCCAATCATTTGTCCAGTACCGTGACTTCACTGAACGGATGATCGTGCCATGTTTGGTGCGCACACTGTCGGCTTCAAGGCGCTTGCATACTTCAAGCATCTCGTCCGATAGCACTTGCATTTGTTCGTCAAGCTCGTTGTCCTTTGCTTCAAAGGCTTGCTTGAATTGAGCGCGTTTGTCGCGTATCTTGATGTACACCTCGGCTAGCTTGTCGAGGTTAACTGTGGAAGGCGGTGCTTCCTGAACGGTATCGTCCAATGTCATGTGTCGCTCCAGTTGTTATTGGGAAAAGAACTATAGCACAGCTTTTTACACTGTCAAGTACTTTCCAAAGAAATTTCTTGGCGATATAAGTCTATGATTTTGCTATGGTTGCTTATGTTGCCCTGCAACATTTTGTACATCCGTTCCTCAATAGGACTGCCTGTGATATGCACGATGGTCATGTTGTTCACCTGTCCGGGGCGATCAATCCGTGCATTGGCTTGAAGGTACGTTTCCACGCTGGTACAAGGAGCGTACCATATGATTGTGTTGGCAGCAGTAAGGGTTAACCCGTGCGCTGCGGCCTTTGGTTGTATCAGCAGAACCTTAGGCTCGGGTTGTTCTTGGAACCGTTTAACTATGTCGGCGCGTTGATTTACGCTTACCTTGCCATTGATAACGTCACACGATATGTGGTGCTTGTTCAGGTGCTTTTGCAGTAACTCAATAGTGTGCGTGAACGGTATAAATACCAGCACTTTGTGGCTCGACTCTTCGATAACTTCCTGCACCACTTTGAGGCGGTTGGTCACATCAAACTCAAGCACTTCACCTGTGTCCGTATACACAGCGCCACCGGCTATTTGCAGCAGCTTGTTGATCTGTACCGCAGCGTTAACCGCGCTAATTTCTTCCCCGTCGGCTTCAATCAGCATCTGCTTCTTTAGTACGTTGTAGTACTTAACTTGCTGGGGGGACATGATGGACTCACGCTCAACAAAAGTTAACGGAGGTAGGTCAAGACATTGTGCTTTCTCAAAACGTATAGCGGGCTGAAGGATACTGTGTACTAGCGTCATAGCATTAGGTTTAGGCACCCACCTAAACGTGCTGACTTTATTCATTACCGTGTCCTTGAAATGACCAAAGAACGGTGACACTGCTGTGGGATTTATCAACTTAGCTAGGCCGTACGCATCTACTGGGGATTGGGCGGCTGGTGTGCCTGTAAGCATCCACAAACCCTTGATGACTTTGTTCAAGTCACGCATGTCTTTCCAACGCGCAGTCTGTGCGTTCTTGTAGGCTGACGCCTCGTCCACTACGATCAGGTCAAACCCACCGGCAAGGATTTCCTTCTTGACAACGCCAACACCATCAAAGTTAATGACGACGAACTCCGCGCCGTTGTTGATGATCTCTTTGCGCTTTGCTGCACTGCCGTGAGCTATAGCAACTGTACGGTGTATAGCAAACTTGAACAGGTCACCCTGCCATGCAGACTTCATGATGGATAGCGGGCATACCACTAACACACGCTTAACTAACCCTCGTTGCATCAAATAGTCAACAGCCCAAATCACTGATGCTGTCTTGCCTGTACCCTGCTCGTTAAAGCAGAAGGCTTTGGGGTTTGCTAATAGGAACTCGGATGTTTGTTTCTGATGCGCGAAAGGGGTAAACCCCGGAGGCCGG